TTGCGTTTGATTGATAGCTTGTCGGTGTAAACCTCACGTTCATTGGGTGCTACAATAGACTTGAGTTCTTTCTTGGCATGCTCAAATCCTTTTGAAGTATCAAAGTGTGTAATGTAATAGTGCTGCAACTCTATGAAGAAGTTATCTTTACTAGCATCACGAGTAACCATGTTGTCTAGTGTCATGTGCTGAACACCTGTTGGTAATTCGTTAGGCATCTCAGCAGTAGGTGCTTCTTTCTTTACAACATGTGACCAGAAGTCACGTAGTATTGGTAGCATACGCAACCATTCAGCTTCATCTTGACTGACTAGCTTGCACTCCCATTGGTTACCAAAGATTACAGACAGATACATATGCTTGAGGTCTGCGACTTTCATATACAACTGTATCTGTGGTGAGTAGTACGCAAGTATATCATCAAACTTTTTGAATGAACTTGTGTGCTTACACTCGATACCAATGTGCTCGCCTTTGTTTTCCGGGTCTATCATGATGCCATCAAGCGTAGCTTTGAATGGAATACCATCGATAGTTTTCTTAGCCTCGTGTTGATAGCCAAGCACATGGACATTGTACTCTTGTTCAAACCATGCGAGGTTGAAGTCTTCTGTGTATGTACCAAGTTGTACATTGAATAGATGTGATAGATCAGCAGGCTCACCTTGACCTGTCTTCTCTAGCCATAGTGGATGCCAGTCACCACTCATAATCTTGACTGCATCTGACCCACCAATGAATCCCATTCTCCATTTTGGATCACGGACAGGTGGTTTTAAGTTTACTACATTCATTGTGTTCTCCTTTTTGAATATATTGTACTGCATAATTGCAGTAAATACTAGTAGTTTTTTATCGTTTTGTTGCGTTTTGTATCATATCGAGTAGCTTTACTCGCTTTTGATACCTCCATTCTCCTGCGTCTCTGAACTCAGAAAGACTAGGGAAGAATGTTTTTGTATGCGAAACGCTTTTGACTGCATACAAAAATATATCAGCAGGATAATCAGACAAGCCACGTGCAATCAGACGTATACGCATGGCAATATCTTCCTTGGTTTCTTGTGATGGCTTGACCATGACCATCATACACTTGAGTAACTCCTGCTCCATGTGTTCTTGTGGCATGGGTGTCATGGCAAAGGCCATAACATTCAAAGCTTTCTCTAGTTCATCAGCCTTTGGTTTGCTGACAAGCTTGTATCCACGCACACTAAAGTCTGGATTAAGTTCTTCCTTGTAATTTAGAATTGATTCCAAAGAAGAAAGAACTCTTGCCTCTACTTCCCTTGGACTTGTAGTTGTTAGGCTTTGTAAAGCCTGTGCTTTTTTGTTCTTGCTTAACTGTAACTGCATTTGTCTTGCCTACTTTGTTAGATGGTTGGTTAGTTATAGGTTCGTGTGACACACTGACACCCTCCACGTGACACTCTGTCACTTCCATAGTGACAGGCTGACACTTCCGTACTCTATATATGTTGACTTGATTCTTACCCTGACGTTTGCGTATCAAATAATTTTTATCTACTAGGTACTCAAGCTTACGTATAACAGTACGCTCACTGAGGTTACATTTAATAGCAATCGTTTTGATTGAAGGGAAAGCAATCATGGTATCTTGATTGGCATGATGATTGATTACCAGTAGCACAAGCTTGGCTACTGCATCACCAACATCAGCATCCAAGATACCTTGGATATTACGGAACGACATACCTATGCCGTGTCTGCCATGTATTGTTTCCAATCTTTTTGTATCTCCATTTCAGTAGGTACTTCTACTAACTTGGCTAGTTTGTTTAAAGATTTTTGTCCTGCTGATGACATACGATCATACTCCCAAAACAAATCGAGCACATGTCTTTTTACTAACTCTAGTTCTAATTCGTATTCTTGTAGCACTGATTTTTGTAAAGTCATTTCTTTCTCCATAGTTTCTTGACTGTTTCTTCTGATAAAAACATTACCCATCTTGGCTCTGCATTACCACCTCTCTTATATATAACAGCATCCCGGTTGATCATTGTTGTGAATGGGGATGGGAAGCTGCTATTCTTACGATACTTTACTTCTACTATTACTTCTTGTCCGTTGAGTTCGACGACGAGGTCGCCTTTATATTCGCCTCCCAACGCTCCACTAAGAGGCTGACGCTTTGCTTTGATCTTCCACGCTTTGAAGAGCTTGACAAAGAAGTTCTCGTGGTATGTTCCTTTTCTGCTAGATGTGCTTGCCAATTTGATTTCTCCTTACAACTAAAGCAGACAAAGAAAGTTCGACTGCCCTTTACTTTCGTAAAGTATTTCGTGTGTGTACTACACACATCGCATTTGATCATTGAACTTTTAGCTTACAATCAAGTGCTTCGATCCAATCTAAAAGCATAAAGCCTGATGGCAAGCGTTCGTATCTTTCCCACTTACCTATCAGGCTATCAGCACATCCGATTTTATAAGCTAATGCTTCTTGTGACAGTTGCATTTGGTTACGCTTACTTACTAAAGACGACACCAATTCTTTCCAGTTAGGATTGATTGGAACTGGAGTCGCTCTGTAGTTGAACATGTCTGAACGCTTTGAGTATTCTTTCTGCTGTATCAAATCTTAAGTCCATCCCATTTATTGCACGATAGTATGTACTAGTAGGTACACCTGCAACAATGAACATATCTTTAAGACGAACATCATTCTCAGAAGCTATATCTTGTAGCTGATTTATATACTTGCACAACACCATATAAAATTAGTACTGCATATATGCTACATGATCAAGTATTATTTATCGTTAGCATTCCATTCTTCAACTAATGTAGCACACGCAAACGCATGTGATGGACCATACTCTTTTGCAATAGCAATGATTGCCTGTTGATTTGTCATGCCATCATTGGTTAGGTAACCACCGAACTTCTCTTCGACTTCGATGCATTGATCTTTGTATCTACTCATGGCTATACTCCTTTATCTTATCTGTTACACCATAATGTTCTAGCATAGGTTGCTCTTGCCACGTATGCCATTCCTTTTTCGTCTGCTCTACAAAGCTTGGCTTGTGTAATGACGTTGCAATTTCACACACTGCGTTAGCTATGTTGACTGCATCACACTCCTTGTCACATGACATGCCAATGAGTGAGCATAGATATTGTTGGTATGAATCTACCATTGTGTTCTCCTTTGTTGTTGTGATTAGGTGTCTACACATCAAGCTTCTTGCTGACAGGAAGCAACGCCCGTTGATCTTTCCGATGTTAATTCACCATGACATACCTTAGACCCGATTGAACCAGTGGTACACCTTGAGTGTGTAGACTTTCCCTGCAGGGAATTATGTTAGTACAGCTACATCTTGTACCCCGATGCCATCCCACCTGCTAGTCTGTAAAGCTTTGGATACTTCACTGTGACGTAGTATCTCTGCTCTGTGTGGATGTGCTGCATCTTGTGCATGTGATGACCAGTAAGTCATAGCATTATACAATGCCCATTTGTTTTGACCTAGCTTGGATGTCTCATTACGATACAAACCCATTAGCTTTTCTAATTTAGTTTCATTGACCTTGACCATAGTAGTGTTGGAACTACGCTTACATATGGTAGCCTTGAGGAATGTCTCAGCCTCTACCATACTAACAGGTTGAGTAGCATACTTCTGCCATATACCCTCACTGTCAAAGAACCCGGTGATAGCACGATCAATCTTACCTTGCGTACCTATCAAGCTGAAGCCTGATGTATGCTTGTTACGATCGAATGATAATGCTTTTGGACTAGCACATCCATTGCTACACCATAGTCTGTAACCCTCGGCCTTGATCATGATAGACCAAGCACCATCGTATGAGTTGGTATAGTCTACGTGGAACTTGATATAGTCACCAACTTGAGGCTCAATAACTAGGTCATTGAATGCTATAGTACCACGTAACTTTGCACCATTCTCATATACTCTTTGAGTATGAGTGAAGTCACGAGTGACTCTGTTACTGTTACGTGCAGCTTGCTCCATCTTATCGACGACCTCACCATGCCGTATCATTTGGTATGCACCACCATGTGTACCAAGTACTGCACCTGTGTCGGTACGAACGATAGCTTGTTGCATCTTCTTGGGTACTGGATGTTCGATTGCTTTCCATCCATCTTGAATCTCACGTACTGCTACGAGAGGCACGACCTCCACTGGGAAATCATAAGGTGCTAAGTGTGTTGTTATTCCATCCATTTTGTTTCTCCTTTTTTGAATAGTATATTTGAAAATCAATTTGATTTCATGGGTTGATTAAAATTTTCGCCTCGAACCACGCACTCGGGTTGTAGCCTAGTTTGTGACGTTAGCGAATAGTGTGTTGCAGAGAGCGAAGCGAACGATACGCAACACTCCGTAACTGCAGAATTGAACAAGAAAAAAGGCAGACTAGGATGAACCTAGCCTGCAGTTGAAGTTACTTGTTCTTTGCTTGAGAGTTGATGAAGTCATTGAGCATAGCTTGACCATCTTTCTTAGGCATAGTTGCTAGGTCTTTAGTGAAACCTGTAACCTTGTTACCATGCTTGTCGATCTGCTCTTGCATTGAAGCCTCGAATACTTTCTGCTCTTCAATGGTACGACCTGACTTACGAGCGTGTATCTTAAGCCATACCTGCTCAGTACGTTCTGATGGTGGTGTACCATTGCTTGATCCTAGTGTCTTAGGATTGAAAGCCTCGTCAAGCTTAGCTGAGTATGCCTCGCTACCCATCCACTGCTCACCATAGGTAGCCTCGAACAAGTCACGAAAGATAAGATACTCAGCCTCGCTATTAGTAATGGCTGACTCAGCACACTCGTAAGCATCCAAGAGTTTCTCGCTACTGTTCTTAGCAAGGCTCTTCTCGATGTTGTCAAGTCTTTCATGTGACTTGGCAAGCTGTTGCTGTGCTGTCTTACAGTAAGCACCATACCTCATTAGTATAGACAATCTCCAGAATGGGTTGTCTTGACCTGAGTCTGTGTGATCGTCAACAAACTCTGAGGTATATTTCTTAGAGTACTCAGTCTTTTCTTGTTCACCCATGTCGAAGTTCTCGATCCATGTGTCTGTGATTATAGTGTGTACGTCTTGTGTTTTGATTTTTGATTTTGACATTGTGTTCTCCTATGTTTGATTATGTCATATGATTGTGGGCAACATGCCCGGTAGTATGGGTAGCCTTGCGACTACCCAATTCTTTATTCAACGATTACACCTGAGTGAACAAGTTCCTGATAAGCTTCAACTACTGCCCACTTCGGTGATGTCTTGAGGCTGTGGATGTAATGGTCATTCTCAGCCATTGCGATTGCATAGTCATCAGCATCGTGAGAGATTGTGTAATTGTAATCAGCGTGTTCGTTTAACTCCTTTGTGATTACGTTGATGTATGTTTGTTTGTATTTGTATTTAGTAATCATTGATATCCTCCAATGTTTTATGCATTTCTATTGTAAGTAGTGGTATAAATACCATGAACGCTAGACCCATGAGATACTCTCCCATAACTACGCTTACCACTAAGCATGCCATGGATATTGTGATGCCCATGACAAGAACTAATATAAATAAGTATTTCATATTTCGCTTCCTCCGTTTGTGTCTAAGTATAAATCCCAATGTGCTATATCAAGTGCTTGCTTGTGACATTTGGTTATGTTTACAGTTAGATTGTATAACTTCCAAGTCTTGATGTAGTGATCATGTTTCTTGGCTACCTTTAGCAAGTTACTATATAGTTTTATATCTTTGTCTGTAGCTTTGATGCATATTATCTTAGTCATTACTATCTCCTTATGTTATATCCCAACACTCACAGGGATGTTTTGCTTTATGATACGGTCTCAACGTTGCTCTCGGAATTAGTCAACATCTTACATTTCTGACGAAGAGAAAATTCAATAATAACTAATAGTATTTTCTTTAGGAAAAATGTCTGCCCAATAAATGTCCTTACATTTATTTGGATAAGGTGTTTACTTGTTCGGCCTGTTAGTAAGTCTTATAACAAATAGCCAACACAGGTCTGTGTATAGCTTCGGTCTGCTATTTGTTGTTAGAGTTAGTTGCAGGTGAGAGTGACGTAAGACCCGTAGGATAATAAAGAAAAACAATCCCTGTGTGTGTTCTCACAGATATGTGAGGAGCAGGCGAGTATGTGCCTGCTCTGAACGAAACAGGATAAGCATAAGTTGTTGCTTGTTTTGTAATCTTTTGCGTCAAAAGATGATTGTCCGAAGCCACCTACAGAATAGATATAGATAGCGTAGAACTGCATTAACGTCCCTTTTCTGTGTTCTGTTGACGAAAGCTAGGGTAACGTAACGACAGCATGACTAAGAGTCATGTGATAGTGGATGTTACTCTAGCCTAAAGAAAAGGAAACGGACTGCAGGACAATAATTGGATACTGATCGAACCACCTGTGTTAATAAGCTATACAATGTAAGTAGTGTCATGTTATCCATATTAATCTCCATATAGCCATCGAAGATACATAGCCATCGTTCTGTTGTCAAAATGCTATATTTACCACATGCGAAGCATGGCGTGTAAATAAGCAATTTATCTCTTTTGACAATACGGTTGTGGCTATGTATTACCACGTTTGTGCATTGACAGAGGCTATGAATAGGTGAGACAAAAGGGGGGATTA